ATGCTCTCCACCAGCGAGCTTTGCCACATATTGGAATCCGGCTTTCTCCCCCTTTCCTGCGCCTGCAGTGTAAATCCCGACGGCTCATTGGCGATTAAGATCTACGATGCCGAATCCGGTCGAGTGGACTTGTTGCTGACGGGCGTTTCAACTGCCGAACTCACCAGTGTGCGGGACATCTCCAACCTGATTGGCGAATTGCGAACCGAGCTTCGAGCCGGCCGCAGAGCCTTTGCCGGGGCATTTACCCATTACGCTGGTTGAATGGCATCGTTGTGTCATTGCTGACAGTTGAACATGTTATTGCGAGGGCATAGCGTTGAACCGTTCGCCCGATACCCATGACTCTTTACCGGTTCATGGATGGCGAGGTCATGTGTATTGGGCGAACTCCATTGACTGCCGATGTGCCCTGCCAGCGAGGCAGGCTGTATATTGCAGACCTGGCGCCCTTTGAGTGATCCCTGTGTCAATCGAGGGCATCAGCGCATCTTGGCCTGCACAGCAGGCTGCTTCGATTTCAAGGAAGACTTCCATGTACATCGGCAATACCCCCCCTGCCAACTACACCTACGCCCAACTTGCAAAGGTATTGGAGCACAACCGCGGCATTGCCCAGCTCAAGGGCAGTGAAGTGCAGGTAGAGCAGGACTTCTCCAGCCATTTGCAGGCCGAGCAGGCCGCACCCAAAGAGGAAGGCCTCAAGCTTTCCCTGGGGTTTGCCGCCGAAGCTTGAGCCTTGCCATGGGGTAGGACGCTTATTGTGTTGGCCCTTGCCAGTCTTTTCCGAGGCCAACTGAAATCAATAAGTCTTTATAAATCAGTTGGTTGTAAAAAACCTTCATGTTAGGCTTGCCGCCGCGGATAACGGCGTGCGAAGTCTTGTACACGCTCGCTGTTATTGGCCGAGCTGATGCTGTAGATCCATGATTTACCGTGTTTTTTCAGCTGTAGCGGTGAGCGGGGAAGAGGGCTTTTTTGCCCCGATCAACCTTGCTTCACAAGGACTGGATGTATATATTCCACTCCCTGTTTCAAGCGCTGGATGGCTTTTGCCAATTGGATGTTCCAGTGTCGCGTTATCGCGCTACCGCCCGAATGGCGAAACTGGTAGACGCATGGGACTTAAAATCCCCCGCTCGTAAGGGCGTGCCGGTTCGATTCCGGCTTCGGGCACCATCTATTTCAAGGGCTTGCATGACATACCTCATGCAAGCCCTTAGTTCTTTTTTCCGCAATCAAAAAAACTTTTCCGCAATTCTCTTATTTCGTCGGCGTAACCTTGGCTCCGCGACGCCTGCGAATGTACTGCTCTGTCATGCTTACGGTGGTGTGCCCAAGCTGGTCGCGCGTCTCGCGTATGCTCCCTGTAGATTCTTCTTTATCCGTGGCCGCCTTGGCCCGTAGGTCTCGCATTTGGAACTCTGACTTAGAAATTCCGGCGGCTTCGCGAGCATCGTCAAACCGCTTGCGCAGCATGCTCTTTGTCATAGGCTGTCCATCCTCCATCACTACAAGTCGAGTAGATCTCACCCTGTAGCCCGCCTTCCTGGCCGCGATGCGGTCAATCACGACTCTTAATTCCCCAATTACCTCAATCCTGCGCCTGGCTCCGGTCTTGCTTTGGGCAACTGCAAGCTTTCCATCCTTGATGTCCCTCTCGTCCATTTTCAGCGTATCGGCGATTCGCTGTGCAGTTAGATAGAAAAGATCCAGGGCGTCTTTCAGTGGCTGATCACTCTTCGCATAGACAGCTGCGAACATTTCATCCTCGACGTACACGTCACGGCCGGTCTCCTTATGCCCCTTTACTCCGGCGCAGGGGTTGGCCAGCGCGGTATATCCGCACTCGCGTGCAAAGTTCCAAATAGCGCTGAGCAGCGCCTTTTCCCTGTTTGCCCGAACCGGAGCGGTCTTTCCTCGTTCCCGTAGGTATTGCCGCACATGTTGCGGCTCAATATCCTCCAGCGGGGCCGGCGGGTCATTGAAGAAATCAAGAAGGTTTTTCAGCTCGCGCTTGTTGTCCTTCTGGGTGGCTGCTGACTTGGTAGGGACGACCTCGCTCATGTAGAGGTCGGACACATAGGCAAAGGTCATCACTGATTGTGCCAGTGCTGATGCGGTTCTTGTTTGCTCGAGCTTGGCATACTCCATGATGGCCAAACCGTAATCAGTCCCCAGGGAAATCTCCTTTCGCGGCTTGCCTCCAGTGTCGTAGAGGTAGTAGATCTTGTTCCCGCGCTTGCGAAGCCTAAGGCGAGGGACGCTCCCGGGAAGTGTCGGTTTTCTGCCCATTATCCAGCCTTACGCGGTTGCCACTTGGCACGCCCTGTCGGTAGTTCCACTTTCCCCGCAATCAGTGCTGCGGTAGTGACGCAGGGCCAGCCGTTACGCTTGATGGTGTGCCTGATACCGTTTTTGCAAAGCACGGCAATCTGATTGGCTTTTGTTTTTGCGCCAGTCAGTTCACACACTTCGTCATGACTCAAAAATTCGATAATACTCATACAGATCTCCACGCCGCGCTTGGCGGCAGAAGGTGGTTATTGGTTGGCTTTGGCGATCGCTGCGTCGACGAGCTTCATCGCTTTCATCGCGTTGCTGTTCCCGGGCGGGAGGTAATCGCCCCAGAGATCGCGCGCGGCCTGGAGGGCGGCCAGCATCTCTTCAGTGAGCGCGCGTTCCTCACGGGCGATCTCCCAGAATTGCTGACCCCAGTGACCTGTCGGTGGCGGGTTCCGATTCTGTGCGCCGAAGGCCAAGGCCCCGACGATTGAGTCGCACAGATCGCGCTTGTAGGCGTTGTCGCCGTCGATGCTCAGGCCGTTACGGCGCAGCGCGTCCAGAGCGTTGTTCAAATTGGACTCGGGCGATGGCAGCACCAGGTCAAAGTCTTTCTTGCCAGGACGGCAAGCCACGACGAGCAGTTCGCAGTCGAGCGGCAGGTGCTGCGCCATCTCCGAGATCAATTCGATAGCGGTCTCGCGGAATGCGTTCTTTTCTTGGGGCATAGGAACTCCTCGCCCGCCATCGCCGGCAGGCTTTCCGATTGTTGAGTGGGGTGTTTCGGATGGTGCTGATCGCCGCCGGCGTTGCGCCGTGGCACTGTTTCTGCGTTCGTCCGGTCTATGTCTTGCCCATCACGGATGATGGTGACTGCTACCCGGGCCGGGCGGACTCTTCAGTTCTTGTAGCCGCTGTTAATGCGGTCGATGATCTCTTCTTGCTTACGAGCGCTAGGGTAACTTTGTGCCCAATTCCTACGGCCGCGGAGCTTGGTGAGTGACGGCGGAGTATCGTATATATCTTCAGATACCCTCGCCGCGTGATTGGTCGTAAGGCTATGTTCCTACTCTTGGGGCGAAGCTAACGCTTTTGCAGTACTCAGGCTGGTCGCGAAGGTGGTGCAGACTGGCTTTTGTGTAAAGACTCTTCGGCTCTGCCTTCAGCAATGGTCGAAAGAGATCAGTCAGGATGGTTGCCAGTTTAATCGCTACATGTTCTTCAAGGTTTTTAGCTGTACCGATTGAGCTGCCTATCCGGTAAATGTTCTTGGCGGGGATCTCTAAGGCGGTCAAAGCCCCATCAATGAAGCCGTCTAAAAAACCGTCCAGCCGCTCGCATTGAGTGCGCAGAGCAAGTGTGTTTGGCGCATTCTGGTAGTCCCAATGCACCTCAAAGAGCGCATCTTTCTTCTTGATCAGTATTTTTTTTGGATGCTCTAGCTGGCGCTGCATGTTTCCTCCTCCATAACGATACCTGTGCTGCCTTGCACACGGTCAAAGCCGGAAAGTTCTTGTTTTTTTAAGATGGCCTTGAATCAAAAATAGCTTGGTATGGAGTAAAAATCTGCCGAAAAATTTAGAGGAGGGGGAGGATCATGGCTGTACCCTCCGAAACTCGACGGCCCAGACCCAGGGGTTGGCGTCCCAGTCGCCGCCAGTGGATTGCCAGAGGTCTTTGAACGCGGCCACAGCTTCATGGCCGCGTCCGAGCGCCTTGTCCTCTATTCTCCATGCCCCTTCGGCTATGCACTGGCTTGGCGTGATCTCCTGCAACCGCTCGACGCGGACGTCAGTGATCTCCAGCAGAATGCGGCTGTAATGCCGGTGCAGGTGGATGCTTGGCACGGATCGCTCGGGCAGCAGGCCGTCATAGCTTGGGCCTGTCTGAGCGCCCTCATCATCGAACAGCGAGCACAGATAAACCGTTTCGCCATGCTTTCCGCCAGCGGCGAAGTAGTGACCGTATTCACAGTCATAGCCGAGGCTCTCGCGTACCCACAGCCGGTCGCCGCGCCGCCCATAGGGGCAGTTTGAGGAAAGGCTATGTCCAGGCATTGCTGGGACGCTGGTCATGCCGTCGCCCCATCCCGCGCCATAGACTTCCCAAAGTTTACCTTTCAGCACTGGCTGGACCTTCATGGGCCGCCGCGTGACAGTCTTCTGGCCTTCCAGGATGGCGCGCACCATCGGCGCCGAGAACAGGATCGGCCGTTCTTTTATTTCAGGCATGACTTCGTCCTTGGCCGCTATAGCGGCTGACTTGAATGTGGGGGAGGGGTGAGGTTTTCGCGGGTGGAGTGCAAATGTACTCCTGTCAGAATTTGGCTGGTTCAGCCTTCACGGCCAGGCCCTTTACCGCCTTGCTGTAGATGAACTTGATCAAGTCCCAGGGGAGAACGTGGTTCTGACCATATTCCCCTTCACCGTCGCAGATTTCGCAGCCTTCAGACGGCTCTTCAAGCTCTCGGCATTCCGGGCATTCGTGCGAGGATTGCAGCTTGAACTCTCCAAGCAGCAGGGCTTTGGCGCCGTTCTCGGCGGTGAGCCGTTTCGGCATGATGCAATAGCCGTCGGGAACGGTCGGCACGGGCTGGGCTGCTAGATCTGCGCTGGCGGATAGGGCGGCGAGCTTCTGCCTGTACTCGACCTGGTCGTCAAAGCTGACGATGCCGCGATTGATCATTGCCAGGCCCTGCTGTAGTAGCGCATCCCGCCCGGCCAACTGGGCGACCAGTTCATCTATGCGCTGATCTCTTTCGTTCAGATCTGACTGAAGGGCAGCTACTCGCTGTTCAAGTTGGGTTTCTGTGGGCATGGGGAGTCCTATCCGGGGCAGGCCCGGGCGGCAGATGTTGGGTTATGCGGCTTCGGCTTGTCGTTCGGCGGCGCGCCACGGGTCGTTTGCTCGGGCGAGCGCTGCCATTGGCGGTGGGCTGACGCTGTTGCCGCACATGTGGACCTGTTGGGTCTTGGTGAATGGCTTGCCGTCGGCGCCGTGGCTGATGATGTAGTCGTCGGGGAAGCCCTGAGCCTTGTACAGCTCGGAGGGTTGCAGCATCCGCAGGCAGATATCGACGATCACATACGGGGTGCCCTTGATCGTGACGGTGACCAGGCCCAGGCGGTCCCTGGTGGTAATTGTTGGGGCCGGCTCGTTTGCAGCGCTCACGTTCTCGGCGCCGTAGTAGCTGATCAGGAATGCGGCGACCCGCAGGGCGCCCTCTTCGTGCTCAGGCGATAGGGTGTACTCGACCAGGCCGTGATGGGTGCCGGCTGCGCTGACAGTGTGCAGCGGTTCGGCGCAATCCTTCGCGTCACAGTTGCCGCGCAGGTGCAGCAGGTTTGCCGTTACCAGCTGTTGCTGGCTGCCGGTGTTTGTCACCGTGGTCATCGGGTCCTCGATGCTCTTGGCGGCCGTGGTGTTGAAGCCGCCATTCATCTGGGCCATGAACACCGTTGAGATACCCATGGCGTGTGCGGCACCGGCCGGGCGCTGGTAGTTGCCGCCGCTGGTGATGGTCGGCAGCGGTTCATTCAGCGCTTTGCCGTCGTCCGAGAACCGGAACTTCACCAGGTGAGCGGCTGCAACTGAATGCCCGCCGCTGACTGTCACCGTCCCCAGCGGGGCACCGGCAAATTTGCTGCCGTTGCCCCAGCGTTGAACACCGCCAGGCTTCCCTTCGCCATGCGCAGCAGTGACCATCACCGGACTGATCAACGTCAGCTCGCCGCGATTTGCGCAGGTCACAGTCGGTAGCGGGGCGGACGGGTCGTTGATCCGGTCGCTGCCCTGGTGTGTTGCTGGCGCGATGATCGGGCTGGCCATGGCGAACGATCCGCCGCGGGGCCAGGACGTCACGGTCCGCAGCGGCTCATGGGCTGACTGCACGCTGTCGCCGGACCAGTTCGCAATAGGCACGATGAACGGGTCAGCGGCATCGATGAGATACTTCTTCATGCCCTTGGCTATTCGCCGCTGGGTTGCAGGTGCCAGCGGCTTGGGCCGGTCGAAGATGCTCTTGCTCGGGATGGTCCAGTCGATGCACTCGGCGGCGGTGCGCCACTTCTTCTGGCCCTTGGCCGGGTTCTTTGCATGGGTTGGCTCGGGCCACACGATGGGCTGACCGTCGCAGCGGGCGATCATGAACAGGCGTTCCCGGCTGGTCGGCGCGCCGAAGTCGCACGCCTTGATCACGCGCCACTCGACGGCATAGCCAAGGCGTTGCAGCTCGGCGACGAATACGGCCCAGGTCCGCCCGCGTCTGGCTGGATCTGGCACCAGGAACTGCTGGTGGACCGGCACAACCTCGTCCGGCGCGGCCACACTGCCACCGAGTTTCACTACCCGGCCTGTAGCCTTGTCGCGCTTTGCAACGAGGGGGCCCCACTGCAGGATCTGCTTCACGTTTTCCAGGCTGATCACCCGTGGCTTCTTCTTGCCGGCCCACTTGAGGCCGATCCACGAAAGGTTGCGGATCTCGCGCTTGCGTGGCTGGCCGCCGGCGGCCTGGCTGTGGTGTGTGCAGTCCGGTGACATGTGGAACCAGCCAACGGCCTTGCCGCCGCATTCGGTGTCAGGATCGCCGTCGAACACGTCTGTGGTGTAGTGCACAGCACCCGGGTGGTTCACGGTGTGCATGCTGATTGCTGCAGGGCTGTGGTTCTTCGCGACGTTTACCGCGCGACCCAGGCCCATTTCCAGCCCGGTGCCGGCACCGCCGCCCCCGCAAAAAAAGTCGACAACGATCTCATCGTCCTGAGTGCTGAAGCCGAGTCCGTATTGAGTTTTGAAATCGAAGGGGTGTTTCTTCTGTTTTGCGGACATGCGGAATCCTCGCTGGCTGGCGTAATAGGTCGGATTGATCTATTTCTATGAGAGCCGGAAGGAATCCGGTTCAAGGAGGGCAAGATGAGTAAGAAACCCACCAACAAACTGATCGCTGAAGTTTCTGGTTTGACTGAAGTGCAAGTTGGTATGCACTTGGCAGAACTGAAGCAACAAGCAAATGGCGATTGGTTAGCCTATTTCGGTATCGAGATCGAGCAATACCCGGAAGCCTGCAATAAGCTAGAGCCTTCAAAGATTGTTCGAATTCCTGTTGATCTAGCTAACAACTGGTACGACCGAGGCAATGGATAGTCCATTGGATTGAAGATGGAAAAAGCATCACAGCGACTCTTCGCCGGTATCGATCCTGCGCAGTTCGAGCACTTCGATCTTCTCGGTGCCGTCGGTGATTACCCAGCAGGGCAGCTCAAGGTTTCGAAAGGTGCCGTGGTAGTTCCGGTACGCGCCAAGCGCGGCCTTGCGGAAGGAATCGGCCACGACCTTGCCGATCGGCATCGGGTTGCCCCCCCCCAGTAGGCTCAGCTCGAAAACAGATGTGTTGGAGATGCGTTTCCCTGCAGCTCGGATAGTGCCCGGGGAAAGCTGGAACTCCCGGGCTACCTCGATCACACGCTTGTAGATCAGGGCGTCGTGGATCAGCTGGTCGCGGGCGCCGATACGCAGGCCCGCGTAGATGACTGCTTGCATAGGTTCCTCCGGGCAGCCGATGGCCATGGCCTGGCTGGCGTGATTCGTTTAAGTGAGATAGGTTTGAACTGCTTATACGGCGAAAAGGAGATGCAGGATGTCGAAAAAGGATAGGCCGACCCGTGCAGAGCGACATCGACGAAAACAGCCATTCAAAGAGCTTGCAGAGTTACTTGAGGCAACCCCTGTCGAGTATCGAGCCAAGCTCTACGATAAGCTTGAGCGCGAGAGAATCGCCGAGTCCCTGGAGAAGTCGGGCAAAAAGCGAAAGGGCGGCTGGCCATTTTTGCCTGGCAACTTCGAAGGTGGATCGAGGAAATGATCCGCCGGTGCGCCTAATCTCTCCACTGGCAGTAGGCGTTGATATGGGGTATTACGGGTGACCGGCTTGGGGCCGATTTATATGGAGAGTCAAATTGGAGCAGTACTCGTTTCGCGACATCCACAAAGGAAAAGTTTTCACTATCTACATCAATTTCCATGTCGGACATGTAACGGCGCGACTTGTAGTCGACGGCTTTCCACAAATCAAATGTGCAGACCAGTCTTGGCCTGATAAAGGCGCCGCAGTTGCTGCCGTATGGGAAGATGCGAGAAGTAAGATAGAGGCGCTTCCAGCCTAACCGGTCTCATCGCTTCCGAGCCGCAAAGCTTTGCGGTTGTAGGCAAGTTGCAATTTCTGCGACACGTTTTCGAGTATCGCGTATTCGTGTCGTGGCGGCGCTAGGAACTGCGCCGATCCTACTGGGCCCAGGCCATGCAGGTGGTGAATCTTCAGGGGCATTGCCTCGCCCTGTTCCTCGATGCCGGCCCAGGCCATCAGGTCAGCCAGGGCTGGGTATTCCTGACCTGGATCAGCTCAGCTCAGCAAGGTATCACTGCTTATTCTTCCTTAAAGCAGTAGGTGGGAGGCTGATCTTGGGGAGTGATTATGAACGATGGAAAATCGGTGATTTTTACCGTCTTGTATAGCCTGAGATCGCTTCCAGTAGGAGGGAGAGTGCTGCGCATTTTCTTCGCCACAATTTCCTCACCCGCTGGATTCGCGGCGCTGAATGAGACAGTTAGGCTAGCAGGGTCAATATCAATTAACTCACCGTCATCTTCCATGGTTGCCCGCGACTGGTAATTCACGGTCATTGTGTTGGTTGATAATCCCTTAGGGATAAACGTTACGCTGACATCAGTACGCGTCAAATTTCCCGTTCTCTCTTTGATGTGCGCGCGAGTTTTTAGGAGCGTTGGCAATATATTTTTGCCGTTTCCTTCAAGCTGCGTCTCACAGCTAACAACGCTACCGGGCGGGTACGCGGCATTGAGCTTGAGCATCTCTTCCCGCGTTATCGCTTCGACATTCATCGAGCACAACACCGCAATACCGATACCCATAGGTAGTAGAAACGTTTTGTAGATGTGATTCATATCCCTATCCTTCGATATTGATGTTCTGGTGCTTAAATCCAGAAAAAGGAAATACGCGTCCGTGCCTTTCTGATTCATAACCAGCAGCGTCGGCGATGCAGTTTACCCGGACAGCAACTCTACAGTTCAATAGAGGGTTCAGATTTCGGTTTGCGCATTACCTTTCCCCTCTCTGCAATGGTCATTTTCAGGGAAAGGTCGCCATCAGGATGCCGCTAGGAGGGAGGGTTATTCGTCGCCGTCGTCGGCGTTCATCTGCAGCGATTCGGCAAAACCTGCCTGCCGTAATTTGCGCGCCACGTTTTGCGGTACTTCAATTTTGTGGCGCGGAATTTCGAAGAGCGACGCGGAGCCGTCGGGGCCAAGCGAGTGGGCATATGCGATCAGTCGCCAGATGGCGTCTCGGCCCTTTGATTCGCCGAGGGCGGCGGTGATGGCCGACAACCTGTCGCGCACCCCCTGGCGGAAGTAGTGGCGGATGATATCGGACGGTCCTTTGATCTTCTGCGGCGCAGGCGGCAGATCTTCGGCCCGGCAATTCAGGACCAGCAGTTGCACCGCCTCGCCGACTTCCTCGATCTCATGCCAGCGCATCAGCTCATCGAGCATCGCCCGAGTGCCATATGGAGCCGTGTGTCGCAGTTCCTGCTCGCCCAGCTCTTGCCGCCTCTCGGCAAGTTTGGCTGTTCGTTCTTCCTGAGTCGCAGCCATGGCCTACCTCTTCGATGCCGCTGGCCGGTATCGTCGACCAGGTTTGACGTTTGCGCTGTTGCGGGCGGTTGCTGAAGCGCCTCAAGCTCGCTTCTCCCAGCGCTTCGGGAAGTTGAAGTTGTAGTCGAGTACCAGGCGGTTCAGCAGGGTGTCAGAGATCCCGACCTTCCTGCATGCAGCGATGCGTGACACTCCAGCGTCCCGCAGGGCAGCCAGGCGCTCGATGAGCTTTAAATCCCGCTCCCTATCAACGACCTTGCTCTTGAAGGTGAAACCGCCTTCGTGGGAGGCCCTACGCATGGCAGATTCCGACTTCCCTGTGACGGCGATGGCCTGGTCGATGGTCATGGTCTTGGCGAGCTCTCGGATCGTGTCGACGTAGGCCTTGCGTTGGGCGAACTGGTCTTCGTAGGTTCGCTTGGGCTGCGGGCGGGTGGCGCGTTTGCCATGCTGGCCACCCAGGTCCTTGCGTGGCCGGCGAGACTGGAACCTGAAAGACTCCAGCACCTGGACCTTGTTGCCTGCCATGAAGAAGGCAGCCTTAGCTGCTTCCAGTTCTGCCTGGCGCTCGGAGCAGACCAGGATGAAGTTGTTGCTCATGGTTACCTCACTTGATGCGAATCGAGCTTTCGCCGCGCTCCAGGTGGGCCCAGCTTGGTTCTTCCAGAAGTTCGGCTTCTGCGTCCTCGCCAGCGGCTATTCGCTTGTGCACAGCCTCGTTGTGATCGCGGATTTCCTTGAGCCGGACGGCGATGGTTTTCTTGTCCGGGGTGATCACGCTCTTCAGCGACACGAACTCATCAGGCACGGCCTTCTCGTCATCGACGATCACCTTCTCTGGCGAAAGGGCGAGGGTGATGGTGAACAGCGGGCGCTTGATCGACTTGATATCTGCCGCCTCCATGTTCCGGCGCAGGTAGTCGCTGATCTGGCCCACGGTGTTCTTCTTGATGCGCTTGAGCTCGTTGAGGCGGTCGACTTCTTTGTCGATAGCGTCGATGTCGCCCTCGATGTTCCGGCGCAGCATGACGATGCTGTCGGCCTTCACTTCGAACTCGCCCTTGATGCCGTCCATGGTGTCTTGGATGGCCTGGCGCAGCCCTTCGTCGTCGGTATCTGCCAGGGCAGCGAGTTCGGCCATTTGGCCAGTCAGTGCGTAGAGTTCGGTCATGCTGCACCTTCCATAGAGTCTTCAAGGTCCGCTTTGCGGGCCTCCTTGGCGCGGGTGAATTTGAGTTTTTGGGCTTCGCGCTCTGGGCTTTCCTTGCGCAGCTCCAGCTTTCGCATGGCCGACTTGTAGAGCTGCTGCAGCTCGTTGAGCGACTGCGCGGTACCGATCAGGTGGAGGGTTTTGGCTAGCCATTCGCGGTACTCAGCGGCGAGGCGCTCCTTCGCTTCGATCTTGTCCTCGGCTCGCTCAATCTCGGCTTCACCCAGGCGCTCGTTGACGTAGTGAATGTCGTCGTACAGGCCCAGGCGGACGTCGGCGGAGAAGCCAAGCTGGCTTAGGCATTTGCCGATCGCGTCGGTGAGGGACTTTTTCGGCGCGTCAAAGTCGGTGCTGATGCTGCCGAATTTGTTTTGAGTGATGAAGGGCGTGTGCCCGTAGTGCGTGATCGTCTTGCGTTCACCGTCGCCACCCAGGTACCACAGGGCGACCTTCAGGGTATGCACCTGGGCGTGTGCCAGCACTGCTCCTTCCTTGTTCAGCAGTGGGCCACCGATGTCGAAGCGCTCCTCGATCACTTCATAACCCCAGCCGGTGCCGCAGGGGCCGAACTGCTCTGTGGCGCGCTTGGCCAGGTACTGGGCATTCACCGCGGTACCCGTGAAACCACCAGGGCCGGTGTACTCCTTGGTGAACTTGGGATCGGTCTTTTCGACCTCTTCCCACAGGGCGAGGTTAGGTACAGGCATGACTATCTCCCGCGCCTTGCTGTGAACTGGGCGCAATCGGTTTTCAATGAGATTGAGGTGACTTACAAAGTTCGCTGGTAAGCTTTGGCTTTCTATAAATCGAGGGAACGATCATGGGATACAAATCACGGCCACCCGGTTTCCGGATCGAGTTTCCGGAGCCAGAAATGTTCTGGGCCGTTCGAGACAAAGGAAGTCCCAAACAGATCCAGGTCGATCGAATTTCTGTCATGTCCGACAATGAGTCAGTAAGCGTAATGTATGGCGGGGACGCTGCTAACGTAGCCAAAAATCGAATTCAGCTTCCGCTCGATCCGGACTTTCTAAGAGATCTTGCAAGTGAGTTTTTGAAACTCGCAGATGATTTAGAGTGATTCACTATCTCTTTTGAAGGGCTGAGGATTATTGGGTGAGGTGATCGGCGAGGGTGCTGATCAGCATTGCGGCGGTGCAGAGGACGAGGGCAGGGAAGGAGCTACGCCAGTAGAGAAGTGCGATCACGACTCGACCAGCGACAGCAGCCTTTCGCCCAGGATGATCTTGGCGTTGGCCTGCTCCTTCTTGATGCCGGTTGCCTGGGCCACCTCGGAAAGAGACAGACCTTCGCGACGGAGTTTTGCGCAGCGGATTGCCAGTTGCTGGCCGCGCTTGTGTGCGCCGGCGCCGCTCATTGCCGCTGCTCCAATTGGGCTACGCGATAGCGCAGAACCTGCAGCACCCGGCCGCGGTAACCGGGCTCCGCGTACTGCTCAACTGGCGGCCCGAAGAAGCCCCGGCGCTCGGCCAGGCTGTACGCATCACGCAGGCTATGAGCGGTGATGTCTTCCAACTGCTCATCAATGAGCGACTTGACTGGGGAAGTGGTCATTCTGCCTCCTTGCGCCGGTGACAGGCGTCCATCAGGCGCTTGCAGTAGTGGGTGAATTCGTCGGTGGAGATCGCTCCGTCAGTGAAGAGGCGGGTGATCAGGCCTCGCACCAGGACATCGATGTCGGACTGGCTATTGGGATCGGCAACGCCTTCGAGGGCTTGGTCGATGAGGATGTGAGGGCTCAAAACCCGCACTCCTGCTCTAAGCGCGCCTGCTCCTGTTCAAAGGCCACGGCGGCCTCTACGTGAGGCTTCAAAAGCTCGAGCGCGATATCCTTCAACGCTGACTTCTTGCCCAGCAGGTACATCGCCAGATCCATCAGGAGTCCCGAGCTGCGAAAGCCCATGGCGCCGATCACCAGTTGGCCGAAAGCGTCTTGCTGGTCCTCACCATCGATCTGACGCTGGTTCAGGTGGTCCTGCACCGCCCTTGCAAAGTCGGCCTGGGTGACCTCGCCTCGTTCTGAAGGTTGGTAGCCCCAGGAGATCCGGTAGCCCATCAGCAGGCGCTCTGCGTTTGCCTCAAGCCATTCCGATTCGGCCAGGTCGTCCTCGCTTACCGGTGGCGGCATGCGGTTGTCGTATTCGAGCTGTGCCTTGCGTAGTGCTGACATGATTGCCTCCAGGGCGGAGATGACGATGAGATAGACACAGTCATGCGCTCCGCTGGATGCCCTAAGGCGCGGAGTACAAAAGTGTCGGGGTGGAGGAGTAGGGGAGTGGCGCCGGCGTCGGGTCAGTGCCCGGTGCCGGCAGATAGAATGGTTATGGCAACTGCAGCGATGGTTACTCTACGCTGCACACCCACCGATGGTTATGCCGGTAAGGAGCGCGGATGAAGGTTACATCCGTCAGCAAAAGCCGGATAGTGCGACGTACGGAGTCAACACCGTCAGTTCGTGCACTCTGACCTCACATGCTTGTGGAGTGGTGCGAGACTGGAGTGGCGAGATCGATGCGCTGAGTTGTCGACGCTGGGGACTTTATCGAATGAATGAGATTTGTAAGGATGGAGTGTTTTTCGTGAAATGCTGGTTGCATGTACAGTATTTTATTGAGATAGTCATTCTACTCCTCGGGCGCACAGGATGTAGATATCAGCTTGATATAGGTTCTGATCTGCACGTGTCCAAGTGAAGGCCTTGAGCCTCCAGCCATCGCCTTTGAGCGACATGAAAGCGGAATCCTCCGCGACAAATCATTCGACTCAATAGGTGAAGCTATGTCAGTAGTAAAAGTAGGCAAGTATTTTCGCAATGTCACCATGAACCCGGCACGTGTTGTGAAAATTGTAGACCCCGCAGAAAACACTCATGGATTGATTATTCAGACCGGTCTGATCAGTCCATCAAACGGCGCGCTGGGGCTCTACTCGGGGACCTCTGCACCGAGCGGTATCGGCGATGAATCCAAGCCCATCATCTTTGCGGGGAACGGCAATACAGCCGCTGGTTCCGGCTCTGAGTTGTTGATGCCTAATCCGCTGTTTGTCTCTGCGGGACAAGGCCTGTGGGTCGCTGCGAACGTCCCAGCCGCGGCCGTTGCTCTGACCTGGGATTTGCTCGATTAAGAGCGGCCCCCGTGATGCTACTGGGCTTTTGCAGCCTATCAATAAAGCCATGAGCTTCAACTCATCGCCCTTGAGCGACATGAACGCGGAATTCTCCGCAAAAAATCATTCGACTCTACAGGTGTTAAAAATGAGCGCAGCAAAAATTGGTAAACACTTCGGCAATTTGTTCCCGAAGGATGTTGTACAGATCGTCCCCCCAAACCAGAACGTGAACGGTCTGACCATTCAGACAGCCTACATCGACCCCGCTGATGGGTACGTCAACCTTTATGCCTCGGAGGCTGCTCCTGTCAGCGCTGGCGACGCCAACACACGCATTATTTTCTGCGGTAACGGCCCAGCTGTCGCGACCAGCCACTCCTTAATCACGCTTCCAGAACCTCTGTTCGTGCCTGCCGGTATGGGGCTTTGGGTTACTGCTGGCTCTAGGATTGCAGGCGCTGCTGCTACTGGATCGATTGCAATTACCTGGGACTTGGTTGCGTAAAGGCCACAACTAGTTACTGGCCCAGCCATGTGCCGGGCCTTCTATCTAGTGATTTTTTATCTTTGGGCTTCGCCCAGATCAGCAATAGTTTTTTCTTTGTTTATGCCCATGGAGTCGAGCGCATGGAGTTTCTGTACCGCCTGCTCGACAGGCTTGATACCTGGGTTACCCCGGGATTGGTTGGCGCGTTCGCCGCGAGCTGGTGGCGCCGTGACGACCTGGTGGACCGAAAGCCCTGGGCCGTTTTTATTATCTCGGGTGCGGTTTGCGTCCATCACCTGACCGGATTGGTAAGCGCTTACCTGGGAGTGGTCGAGCCCCGCAGAGTTGCTGGTATCGGTTTTCTGCTCGGTACCTTCGGCGGATCATTGATCGCGGCCATCACCCGGGTAATCAAAGCTGCTGATCTTTGGGTGTTCATTCGTTCGAAGTTCGGGGGAGGTGGCACATGATCCTGGAGCACGTTGCAACCTGGTCGGCTGGCCTGATCGCGCTATGGGCGACTTGGTGCTGCTTGAGCGGGAAGGTCCGCGACGGGGTGCTGGGGTAGTTGATCTACGCGACTATCGCGCTGAGCGGCTAGTCGCAACATCATCCTCAAAGCCCGACAACTGGGCTTCACCACGTTGGCCTGCATCGTCCAGATGGATGCTGCCCTGAATGATGCTAAGCGCCTGTTTCGGGAGGCGGTCAATTACGCCTACGACAACCTACCGAAAGAGATCCGCGCCGCTAACCCTGCGCGCAACAATGCCTGAACGTTTCCGGTCCGCAATTTGCTTTACGGGTGAGACCTTCTTATCTTTGCTGTTACGGATGTACTGCTCTGTCATTACTACGGTGGTATGCCCAAGTTGATCTTTGGTCTGCATGATCTCGCCGCTCGATTTCGCTTTGTCTGCAGCTGCCTTGGCGCGTAAGTCATGCATCTGGAAGCCGGACTTTTCAAATTCCCTTTCTGGTCATATCAAACCTTCTGCGCAACATCACCTTTGCCGTCGCTGTGCCACCTTCTGCAAAGGCCAGCCGTGTCGAGGGGGGCTTTGTGTTCGGGCTTCTGGGCCTTAATTCGATCAATCCTCTACAAGACCACTTCTCTCTATGGCGCGCGCGACGCGCAAGAGGTTGCTGGGAGCCCCATGTGCCTAGGCTGAACGTACAGGATTTTTTGCTGAATGAAGGCTGTCGCCAGGGCGCAGAATCAAGTTTCTTAGCGATTGGTAGAGTTGTTGGGCGCGCAGCCTTGTCAGTAAAGTTGCACTACGTTCGCTAACCGCTATAGACAGTATGTGAGCACCGCCCATGGCTCAACCGGATCACCTCGCCAACTACGTCAGCGCTATATTGGGCTTGTCATCGCTTCACTCCGCGCATCTTCAGAGTGCGAATCAGGAATCCTGGTCTGATCAGGGTTTTATCGTCACTGCGGAGGAGAAGATCTACGCCTTCGATGACGGCGCACTCATTAAACGGCTGGCGGAACAGGACAGTTTCCCCAGCGATGCGCTCTGCGCTGAATGTTGGATCAGTTATGAAGTGCTTCGTCAGCCACGTCATGCAACGGTAAACCCGACCCACATCAGCTTTACCAATGAATGTCGAGAGGCTTATTGGCTTCGGTACTTTTCCTTATAG